GCGCTTTTGAAAACCCAAAAGAAGCCATAATGGGTTTCGTAAAATTAGTAAAAGAAAACATAATTAATAGGTTTGAGGGATTATTAGAACTTGTACCAAAATTAGGTGAAGCAATAGGTTTACTTTTTAAAGGTAAATTTAGTGAAGCAGGTAAAGTTGCAACCAATGCTGTTGCAAAAGTTGCTTTAGGTGTAGAGGATATTGTTGATAAAACGCAACAAGCGATAGACAAAACAAAAGAATTTATTGAGGAAACTGCAAAGGAAGCCAAACAAGCAGGTAATATAGCAGACAGACGAGCAAAGGCAGAAATAATACAAAGGAAATTACTTGTTGATCGAGCAAAAGCAAATCGAGAAATAGCAAAATTAAGAGAACAAGCAGAGGATCGGGAAAAGTTTAGTGCAGAGGAAAGGATTGAGTTTATAAAAAAAGCAGCCAAACTTGATGATGAGATAACTGCCAAAGAAATTGCGAGAGTAAAATTATTGCGTGATGCGAAAAAAGAAGAAAATGCGTTAGGTAAATCAACGACAGAAGATAAACTTGCACTTGCACAACTTGAAGCAGAACTTATAGGATTAGAAACACAAAGGTTTTCTAAAAAGAGGGCATTGACTGCAAGACAAACAGCATTAACTCGAGAAAGCATTGCAGAGGAAAATAGACTTGCACAAGAAAAAATAAATTTACAGAAACAAATTGCCGAAGCAGAAGCAAATACCATAGATGAAAAAAGAGAACTGCAATTACAAAAAGAGCAAGAAAAATACGATGCTTTAATTGAACAAGCAGAAGCCAACAACCTAAACACCGATGAACTTGAATTATCAAGAAACGAAAGGTTATTAGAAATGCGACAACAATTTGCAGATGAAGATGATGCCATAAAAGCAAAGTCGGTAGAGGAACAAGCAAAATTAGACAAAAAGAAACTTGATGATCAGATCGCAAGTATTCAAGCAGAGGAAGAAAACAGACAAACACAAATTGGTCAAGTTGGTAGTGCTATTGGTAATATGCAAAAAATATTTAGTGCATTTGGCAAGGAAAGTAAAGCATTGGCGATTGCAGGGATAGTTACTGAACAAGTTAGTGCTATATCTAAAATTATATCAAACACAGCAGTTGCGAATGCCAAAGCAGTTGCCGCTACACCATTGACAGCAGGAATGCCATTTGTAGCGATCAACAACGTAACAGCAGGTTTATCAATTGCAGGATCGGTGGCAGGTGCAGTAAAGGCAATTAGTGATTTAAAAGGAAATAAAAAATCAGCAAGTGGTGGGAAAGCGCCAAGTGTTGGTGGTGGGGGTGGTGGATCTGCAAATGTAAGTACCCCTCCTGCATTTAATATAGTTGGTGCAAGTGGAACTGATCAATTAGCAGATGCGATTGGTGGTCAATCACAACAACCCGTCCAAGCATATGTAGTATCGAATGACGTTAGTACTGCACAATCAATGGATAGAAACATAGTAGAAAACGCAAGTTTATAAAAAAAATACGTTATAAAGATATGGAAATTATAGAATTGATATTAGACGAAAACCAAGACAATTTTGTTGAGGCAATTAGTGTGGTGGAATACCCTGCAATAGAAGAAGATTTTGTTGCCCTTAAATCTCAATCATTTAAATTTGAGAAACAAGACACAGACAAAAAAATATTAATTGGACCAATATTGATACCTAATAAACCTATTTATAGAAAAAATGGTGATCAAGAATACTACATTTATTTTAGCAGGGAAACCGTAAGAAAGGCTTCTCAATTGTATTTAAAACAAGGAATGCAACAAAATGCGACATTGGAACACGAGATGAGCATTAATGGATTAACATTAGTTGAGAGTTGGCTCGTTGAGGACAAAGAAAATGATAAATCTAATATGTTTGGAATGGACTTACCATTAGGAACTTGGGTTGGAAGCATCAAAGTAGACAATGACCAAATATGGAATGATTACGTTAAAACGGGAAAAGTCAAAGGTTTTTCAATAGAAGGCTACTTTGCCGACAAGGTAAACCCTAAAAGCAACAAAAATGATTTAGATATTGACTTATTATCCGAAATAACCGACATTCTAAATGATGTAGAACTTAAAAGTTATAACGATTACCCACAAGGTGCTGTAAATAATGCAAAGAAAGCAATAGCTTGGAAAGAGAAGAACGGATCGGATTGTGGAACGCAGGTGGGGTGGACAAGAGCAGGACAATTAGCACGTAAAGAAAATATCACAAGATCGACAATTGCAAGAATGGCATCATTTAAAAGACAACAACAGCACAAAGATGTACCTTATTCAGAGGGTTGTGGTGGTATTATGTGGGATGCTTGGGGTGGATCAGCAGGAGTTAATTGGGCAATAAGCAAATTAAAAGAAATAGACGGAGAGGATATGGCAGACGATAATCCTTGTTGGGAGGGTTATGAAATGATCGGAACAAAGGAAAAAGATGGTGTTCGTGTACCAAATTGCGTAAAAAAATAATTATGCCTTATAGACATTTTAAAACACCAAGTAACTCAAGTCCAAAAAATTCAAGACGTGCTTGTTTATGTGAAGATAATACTTATCACGTGGATTGTTGCGACGGATCGTTACAAGCACAAGGTATAGGAAATATTGGTGGAAGTGGAAAGACACCCGTTTCAGATTATGGGTTTAAAGTTCAATTATGTGGACACAGCAAACAGCATCACGTTCACGGAAATACAGAATTAACAATTGGAAATATTTATTATTTCGATTTGGTTAATATAGAACAAAGTGGTTGTTACGAGGTTTTACAAGCCGACAATCTCACAAGTGGTTTTTTGTGGAACAATGCAATTGCTTATGGCGATTGTGGAAAATGCGAAGCAGATAATCCTTAAACGCAAAATAAATATAAATTAACGTTAAATACTAAAATTAAATTATGAGTGCAACTGATAAATTAACACAAATTAGAACTTTATTAGGTTTAGAAACTAAATTAGAACAAATGAAATTAGAAAATGGTACTATATTAGAAGCCGATAAATTCGAAACTGATCAACCAATTTTTATTGTAACAGAGGACGAAAAGGTAGCTTTACCCGTTGGAAATTACAAAATGGAAAATGGTTTAACTTTATCTGTAGTTAAGGAGGGCATTATTGCTAAACTTGGCGAAGAAGAAGTGGTAGAGGAAGTAGAAGAAGAAATTGCAGAAGAAGAAACAGAAGATTTGGGATATGTAAGTAGAGAAGAATTTGAACTTGCATTAGAGGAAATTAAAAAAATGATTGATGACCTTAAACCCGAAGAAAAAGAAGAAAAAGAAGAAGCTGAAGAAGTAGAGGAAGAAGTTAAAGAGGAAGAAGCAGAGTTAAAAGCCGAATTGAGCAAACCTGCATCTGCACCACTTAAACACAATCCCGAAGCATCAACGCAAAAAAAGAGAAATTTTAAATTTGGACGTAACAAACAAAAATCTACGTTCGATATTATATTAGAAAAATTAAATAAATAAATTAACAAAAAGTAAAAATTAGATTATGGCAACAGGATTAAATATCACGACTACTTACGCAGGAGAGTTTGCAGGAGAGTATATTGGTGCAGCACTTCTTTCGGGAAGCACTTTAAACCAAAACTTGATCACAATTAAACCTAACGTAAAAGACAAAGAGGTTATTAAAGTAGTAGATTATACTTCTGCAATTGCAGATGCTACTTGTAGTTTCCAAGACACGGGATCAGTTGATTTGACTGAAAGAATTTTAGACCCTAAAGAACTTCAAGTAAATCTTGAATTATGTAAAACACCATTCCAATCAGATTGGGAAGCAGAAAGTATGGGTTTCAGCGCTCACGACAATATGCCACCAAAATTTAGCGATTTCTTTATCGCAAGAGTTTCGGCTGACGTTGCACAAGCAGTAGAAATTGCTTTGTGGAGAGGTGCAGGTGGAGTTGGATCTAATGATTTCAAAGGATTAACTACATTATTTGCAGAAGCACAATTTGGAACAGACGGAGGGCAAACTATCGTACCAACAGCAGTAACAGCTTCAAATGTTATCGCAGAACTTGGAAAAGTTGTTGATGCAATACCAAGCGCACTATATGGAAAAGAGGATATGCAAATTTATATTTCTCAAAATGTGGCTCGTGCTTATGTTCGTGCTTTAGGTGGTTTCGGATCATTCTTAAACGGAGAAAACAACTCGGGTGTAAACACTCAAGGAACAATGTGGTATCAAAATGGTGGGTCTTTGTCTTTTGACGGAGTAAAACTTGTTACTGCTCACGGACTTGCAGATGATAGAATGGTAGCTGCTCAAAAATCAAACTTATTCTTTGGAACGGGATTACTTTCGGATCAAAATGAGGTTAAGATTATAGATATGGCAGATATAGACGGATCTAAAAATGTTAGATTTGTGATGAGATATACAGCAGGAGTGCAGTACGGAATTGCTTCTGATATTGTATACTACGGAGCATAAAAATAAATAATAATCAAGTAATAAAGGGTGGGTAAAATTGCCTACCCTTTTTTATAAAAAAAAATATAAAAACTATGAGTTGTTTACTTACTTCGGGCAGATTAGAGCCTTGTAAAAATGCAGTTGGTGGACTGAAAGCAGTTTATTTTATCGATTATGGAACTTTAGGCGATGTGTCCTTTGTTTCATCAGCATCGGCAGAAATAGATACTTTATCGGGAAGTCCAACAGCCTACAAATATGACTTAAAAGGAACTTCCTCTTTCGAGCAAACTATAACAAGTTCAAGAGAAAATGGAACTACTTTTTATGATCAAACACTTAACCTAACTTTCAAAAAATTAGACAAAGATACTAATGATGAAATTGCACTAATTGCTGTTGCAAGACCTCACGTTATAGTAGAGGATAATAATGGTAATTTATTTTTAAGTGGTTTGGAACACGGATCAGACGTAAATGGTGGAACTATCGTTACGGGAGCGGCAATGGGCGATCTTTCGGGATATACACTTACGTTAAACGCACAAGAGTTAAAACCTGCAAATTTCTTATCTCAAGATTTAGCAACTACGGGAATAACTGTCAGTGCTCAACAAATCAATCCATAAAATACGATTTGAATTAGTTAATAATTGGGGTGGCTTTAATTAGTCACCCTTTTTTTGTTACTTTTTGCAAATATTACTAAATTGTTCGTTAATATAGTATGATAGTAATAGATCCAACAGACTTAACACCACCAATAACGATATTACCAAACATTAATATTCCTGCTTTTATAGATGGAGTAACGGGTTATTATTTAGAATTTATTGATGACGAAACCCAAGAGGTTTTTGAGTTTAGTAATGGGGAAAATTTTCAAGTAGAGGGAGATTTTATAACAACCAATATAGACAATACTAATGGCGATTTAAAAGCTGATAAATATTACACTTTACGAATGAAAAATTCAAGCAATAAATTAGTAGTTTATAGGGATAAGGCTTTTGTAACAGATCAAAGTATGGGAGTTAAATACAATAATAACGAAAAGCAATATGTATCTGCCGATAGTGGTAATAACGATTATATAGTAATATGAAAAAAAAGGTAAAAAGTGCTATTAATATAGTACAATTAAATAACTATAACTCGCCTAATATCAAGGTTAATAAAACTAAAGATTGGGTAACCTTTGGAGATAAAAATTCTTATTTTCAATACTTAATAGACAGATATAGTGGTAGTGCAACAAATAATGCTATCGTAAATGGTATTAGTCAAATGATTTATGGAAAAGGTATTGATGCCACAGACAACAATATATTTCCAAATGAGTATGCACAAGCAGTTACTTTGTTAAATAAAAAATGCGTTCGTAAGTTAGCTTATGACCTAAAACTAATGGGTCAATGTGCTATCCAAATTATTTATTCTAAAGATAAAAAATCAATTGCACAGATAGAACATATGCCAATAGAAACTTTGGCAATGGAAAAATGTGATGAGGACGGAGATATTAAAGGTTTTTATTATTCTGCTGATTGGGCGAAAATGAAGCCAAACGAAATACCCGTTAGAATACCTGCATTTGGTACAAGCAAAGAAAATATAGAAATTTTATATGTTAGACCTTACGTTGCAGGGCACTATTACTTTAGTCCCGTAGATTATCAAGGTGGACTACAATACGCAGAATTAGAAGAAGAAATTGCGAATTACCACCTAAACAACATTTTAAATGGTTTAGCACCGAGTATGTTGATCAACTTTAACAATGGAGTTCCAAATGAGGAAGAAAGATCATTGATTGAAAAAAGAATACTTGACAAATATAGTGGAAGTTCTAACGCAGGTCGTTTTATTCTAAGTTTTAACGAAAATGCTGATACGGAAAGTAGTATTGAAGCAATCCAACTAAGTGATGCTCATAACCAATACCAATTTCTATCAGACGAAAGTATGCGTAAAATTATGGTGGCACACCGAGTTATTAGTCCAATGTTATTAGGAATTAAGGACAATAGTGGTTTAGGTAATAATGCTGACGAACTAAAAACAGCATCAACACTTATGGATAATACCGTCATACGTCCGTTCCAAGAGCTTTTAATAGATGCTTTTAATGAAATACTCGCCTACAATGGGATAAGCCTTAATTTATACTTTAAAACACTTCAACCACTCGAATTTACCGACATTGACGAAACACTAATTGATGAGGAAACTAAAGAGGAAGAAACGGGTGTAAAAATGGCATCACATTTAGATGATCAAGTTGCAAACGATATTTTATTGCATATTGATAGTTCTGTTCCTAATGAGGAATGGGAAATTGTTGATACAAGAGAAGTAAATTATGATATTGAGGACGATAATTTATGGGCAAGTACTTTAATTGAGCCAAAAAAATCACTAACAGAAAAATTGGCAGACACAATCACAGCAAAACCAAGTGGTTTTAGTTATTTGGATAAATCATTTTATAAAATAAGGTACAAATACGCAGAAAAATATTCAAGCGAAAATATTAGACCTTTTTGTAAAATAATGATGCGAAAATCTGACAACGGAGAGGTTTATAGATTAGAGGATATTGATAAAGCAAGCCGAGACGGAGTAAACAGAGAATTTGGACACAGACCAAAAGGTGCATCAGAGCCACAAGCATATGATTTATTTAAGTACAAAGGTGGAGTTAATTGTGGGCATTTTTGGAAGCAAATTTTATATCGCTTAAAAGACAAAACCAAAAAGTCGGATAAATTATATGATTACAATGAGGTTAAAGATATACCAAAATCTTATATCCCAA